ATAGCTGAAATATCAGCAACAAAAGTAAGAGAACAAATGCGTAAAGAAGGTAAACTATGAGAGAAGATAAAAAACATGCAATGGTCCGCCATATATTAAAAACACTTTCTTATCGTATTTTAGGTACATTAACAACAGTGTTTGTTGCTTATTCATTAGGTTTATCACTCGAATTATCTTCATTGCTTGGTGTAGGAGAATTATTAATTAAACCTGTATTATATTTTTTCCATGAACGCATTTGGTACAAATATATTCGAATAGGAAATAAAAAATAGCATTTTTCCGGTTTCTCATATATTTATAAATAAATAAAAACATTTAAAAATGGCTTTACAAGTAACAGGATCTTTTAGATTATCAAACGGTACATTTGAAATTGACGTTATTGAAGAATAATTCAAAATCAAATCAGCGAGTTAGAAATGGCTCGCTTTTTTTGTGGGCATACATTTGGAAACATGTAATTATTTTTATATAATATAATGAAAGGACAACTTATGACAACAACATCAAGAAAACTAGATAAAGAACATCTAGAATCACTTCAAAATCTGCGAGAATCGTTTGCTAAGAATGCGTCTCAACTAGGTAGCGTAGCATTGGAACAAATGGCTATGATTCGTCGATTAGACTTCTTAAACGCAGAGCAAGAACGGTTATATGCAGAATTTGAATCATTGCGTGAACAAGAACAAGACTTGATAGAAAAAATGCGTGAACGCTATGGTGACGGACAAATCAACATTCAAGAAGGCACATTTACTCCCGCAGAATAATATGTTTGGCACCAACTAAACATATTTATAAATAAAATAAACAAGGAGTATAATAAATGGCAGAAAGAATAGTTTCACCAGGCGTATTTACGAACGAAGTAGATCAATCGTTTTTAGCAGGTGGCGTAGCACAAATTGGTGCAGCAGTCGTAGGACCAACAGTAAAAGGTCCAGCATTAATTCCTACAAAAATTTCTTCTTACAACGAATTTGTTAAAACGTTTGGATCTTATACAGATGATTCATATGTACCATATGTTGTTCAAGATTATTTGCGTAATGGGAATGTAATTACAGTAACACGTCTTTTATATGAAGATGGTTACAAATTAACTAATGGTGCATTAGCAATTATTGCATCATCGGGTTCAGGTGCAACTAAAGTTGAAGTAGTAACTCACGTATTGCATCCAACTCAAGCAGTAACATATAATGCAACTACAGCATTATTTGAAGATTCAGTTTTACAAGATGCTGGTTCAGGATCATTTGCAATTAAATTATCAGGTTCATATTCAGCGCCGTCAAACAACGCAATTGGATTTGATGGATCGTTTTTAGTTGCAGAAGGTATCGCAATTTCTTCATCAATTGTAAGTACATCAAACAAGTATGTAACAAAAGTATTTGGATCAGGTCCGAAATCAGTTGACTATCCAGTATATGTTCAATATGAAAATAAATCTGCGGCAGATGCATTTAACAACTTAGCAGATGTAACAACGAAATTAGCAATTTTATCAAACTACGAATTTTTGCAAGATTATTCAACAGCAGCAACGCCATGGATTACATCTCAAAAAATTGGTAGCATAACAAAAGATTTAATTCGTTTCCATACATTATCTCACGGTACTGCAATTAACCACGAAGTTAAAGTAAGCATCCGAGACATTAGAACAGCAGACGAAGTTTCAGATCCAAATGGATACGGAACATTTACAGTTGAAGTTCGTCGAGTTAATACTACGGATATTAAGAATTCTCCATTTGCATCTCAAGACACTGATAAAATTCCTGAAGTTGTAGAGACATTCTTAAATGTAAATTTAGATCCAGATTCGCCAAAATATATTAGTAGAGTAATTGGTGACAAATATCAAACAATTAATGATTTGAATGAAATTAGAGTTTCAGGTGATTATCCGAATAAATCTAATTTTATACGAGTTGAAGTTGATAACGGCGTTTCAAATAAAACTAATGAGAAAACATTGGTACCATTTGGATTCCGTGCACTAAGCTCACCAATGCCAATGGCAAGCGGTTCAGTTAATTTCACAGCAACAACATATAAAACATCTCAAGTTCAAACTACATATTCTAAAAACAATTATTTTGGATTTGACTTTACAGTTGCAAACAACTTGAATTATCTAGCACCAATACCAACATCAGGATCAAACACAGGTAGCAATGTTGATTTTTATTTAGGTAACGTAAGTCAAGATGCATCAGCTGCTTTCCCAACGTCAGCAACAGCTTATTCAGGTTCATTAGAAACTGCATTAATAGCAGGAACATTTACAGACAATATTTCACAATATACACGTAAATTTATTGTACCGATGCAAGGTGGATTTGACGGAGCTCGTCCAAACTTACCAAAATATTCAGGAACAAATATTACAGCAGCAAATACATTTGGATTTGATTGTTCTGGTACAACTACTCCTGGTACAAAAGCATATGATAAAGCATTTGCATTATTAGCAAATTCTGAGTACTATGATATTAACATGTTAGTTACTCCTGGTATTATTGATAGTTTACACTCAATAGTAACTAGTGCGGCTAGAAACTTGGTAGAAGCTCGTCAAGATACATTCTATGTAATGGATTCAAATGCATTGACAGACAGTTTATCAGATGTAGTTTCTCAAGTAACAACAATTGACAGCAATTATACTTCAACATATTGGCCATGGGTTAGAATTGTTAATCCTTCTAAAAATGTTCCATTATGGGTACCACCTAGTGTTGTAGTACCTGGAGTATTAGCATTCAATGATCAAGTTGCTGCACCATGGTATGCACCAGCAGGTTTGACTCGTGGAGGTTTAACAACAGTAACTGATACTTATATGAATTTATCTCAAGCTAATCGAGATACATTGTATGAAGCACGTGTTAACCCTATTGCGAACTTCCCTAACGAAGGACAAGTAATTTGGGGTCAAAAGACTTTACAGGCTCGCCCAAGTGCATTAGACCGTGTAAATGTTAGACGATTATTGATTGCAGTTAAGAAATATATTGCTTCATCAACTCGTTATTTAGTATTTGAACAAAATAACACTGCAACAAGAAATAGATTCTTAGCAATTGTTAATCCTTATTTAGAACAAGTAAGAGCACAACAAGGTTTATCAGCATTCAAAGTGGTAATGGATGGTACAAATAATACACCAGACGTAATAGATCAAAATATTATGTATGGACAATTATTCCTTCAGCCAACAAGAACGGCAGAATTTATTATTTTAGATTTCAATATTCAACCGACAGGGGCAAGTTTCCCGGAATAGTAGGTTAGAATAAAATTTTAGTAAAAGGGTAGGACTTAGGTTCTACCTTTTTTACTTTGCTGATATTTATATTAAACATAAGGAATATAGAAATGGCATTACAAGATCAAATCAATCCAAACTTAGCATTTGCGAATGATAATGAGATATTTCAAACAGCATATCAGTGGGAACCTAAAAAATCCCATCAATTTATTATGTATTTAGGCGATGTTCCATCTTATTTGATTAAAGCTTCAGCTAAACCTCAAATATCTAACGGTGAAATTGCATTAGATCATATCAATGTTAAACGATATGTAAAAGGTAAATCAGTTTGGAATACAATCACAGTATCATTATATGATGCAATTGTTCCATCAGGAGCACAAGCAGTAATGGAATGGGTTCGTTTACATCATGAATCAGCAACAGGTAGAGATGGATATTCATCATATTATAAAAAAGAAGTTCGTTTACACCAATTATCTCCACTAGGCGAAGTAATTGAAGAATGGATTTTGCACGGGGCTTACATTACAGATTCTAACTTTGGATCTTTAGATTGGGGTTCAGAAGATGTTGTTAGCATTGAATTAACATTGAGATATGATTGGGCTTTCTTAAACTTCTAATCATTATGATATTATTTTAAAGGGGCTTTATTGCCCCTTTTTTACTGTACTTATATTTATATTAAATAAGTTATAAGGACAAATAATATGGCATTAACAGACAGAGTTAACAACGACAACATTATTAATTTGGCTCGTCAGCAATACGAAGCTAAACAAAAAAGTAAATTACCTACAGTTATAGTAAATCTTCCGAGTCAAGGAAAAATTTATCCGAAGTCACATCCATTAGCCCACGGTACGGTCGAAATGCGATATATGACTGCATATGATGAAGATATATTAACAAATGCATCTTATATTCGAGAAGGCTTAGTTTTTGATAAATTATTAGAAGCTATTATCATTACTCCAGTTAATGTAGATGATATTGCTACAGTTGATAAAGATTGTTTAATTATCAATGCACGTATATTAGCATATGGTTCTGATTATCCTGTAATAGTATCTGAGCCTAAAACGGGTAAACAACTTGAAAAAACAGTTGATTTATCTAAAATACAACATGTTCCATTTAATTTAGAAAATGATGAAAATGG